AGTATAAAGGTGGACAACTGCAATTTTTTCTAATTCAGATATTACTGACCGCTGCAATCTTTGAATAGTTCTTGCGAATCTAATATCCTTTTGTGCTAACGAACCTTTGTCTTCCTCGCCGCCTTCGCCGCGAATCAAATAAGACATTGGAATCTTAATTGCAGCAAACAGCTTATCTCTTAAATATTTGACATCATCAATATCTCCAGTTCTAGCTTGCCCGCCAAGATTCTCAATCTTTGTTCCGCTGGTACCTCCGCGGACGGGAATCCAAAAATCTTCTTCAATGGAAGCGGGATTATATCTTAAATCAACTTTTCCTGTATTTGCATCAACAACATTGTGTCTTCTCATCTGCGTCATTGCTTTTTCAACAAATTGCTCAACCTCTTCCGGAGGGATTCCGCCCACGTCAATATAAAAGACGCGTCGATCTGGCGCGCGGACAATTCTATAAGCCATCATTGCATCTTCCAATAATGTCATTTGTCTCCAAATTCTTCTCGCTGGATCTAAAATGCTAGTACCGTATGGCGCATATTTGTCATTGCCAAGTACTCTAAAATGAGCAAGCTGCCAATTTTCCAATGTCATTGCAGCAGAATTCCACTGGTATTGAACATAATTTGGATTTGTCGGGTCTTCGCCCTCTAATCTTTCAATTTCGCCGGGCGGTAAACCAATGGCGCTTTTAACACCAATTGTGTCATCTATATCTAAATACAAAAAGAAGTCGCCGTATTTGCATAAGGTTCTGGCCCATCCAAAAAGATTAAACTCGACATTTAATACTTGGTAATATAAAGTTTCTAAAATATTTTTAATTTCTTCATTAGGACAATCAATTTTTAATACCTTACTAAATTGAGTATGAGTGGTAATTTCATCAGCATATATATCTAAAGCAGAAGCTAATTCTGGCGTAAATTCCATTTGATCAAAATCAGCATATCTTTCAGAACGATGTTGTTGCTTCATCATTCCTGACATAATCTGATCAAAAGGATTATACGTTTTCTTTTTAAACTGCTGGCCGCTCATACTCCTAAAAGTGGTTGCGTATTTGTCTAACTTGTGTCGTCTTAATTTTCTAGCATGTTGTTGCCGATAATTAATAATTGGACCTGAAAATAATCTTGTTAACTTTTTAAATAAAGTTGAATCGGGATTATTAGGATTGCTGCCTAAATTTCGTTTTTTGTTTTTCATATTTCTATAAGCCATTATTCACTACCTTACAAAAAAGGGTTTATCAATATTCATAACTACATTCTTCGGATCGGGCTTAACATATTTTTTCTTCCTATCATACCCGTGCATTCCCTGGACAGTTGTATTAATCGATTTTTGTGTTTTAAATAAAGAACCTAGCATGGCCCGTTTGTAAGCTAGATCTTGTTTATTAACAACCAGCGCGGTTTCGCGCACCCAGCAAGCGATTGCGCATGCTATAACTAAATCATCATTATAGCCACGCATAGCTTGTGCCTTGCCGTTGTGCCAAACAAATGTCTTAAATTCATTATATAGTCTATTTGATTTTATTTTTATAGCCTCGTTTCTAATTAGTTCCTCAAGTTTAGCAACCACCAATGGGCGCGTCTTAACTGTTGTAGTAAAACCGGGAGCAACTGCTTTTTGATGCTCTGCTAAATATTGATCAACGTGTTCGTGGCTCCCCTTTCTAGAATAATAAATATTTGGATGGTTCATATCTATCAGCTTATCTAAAACAGACATGCCTATTGAATTGTTCTCAACCACCGTCAAACAAAAACCATATTCTTTACTGGTTTCATAAATCAAAGACGCAAACATATCTATAGGAAGTTTGCCTTTATATTCTGCAACATGTTCCATTGCTTCTGAATTAAAAATATGAAAAGTTGAATTATCTTGTCCATCGCCGCGAGCGACGTCGGCTACTAAAAAATATTTTTTTGATGCATCAAATTTTTCCCAAATCCATAAATTTCGATCGAAGCCCGTTTTATATATTGGCTCCTCAAGAATATTTTTAATTCTTTCTAAATCTTCGCCGGCCAACAATGTTTCACCAGACATATTAAAATTACATTGTAATTCTTGCGCAATTTCGCGCCTTGACATGTTACGACACTCTTTCTCAAACCAGTCTTGATCTCTTTCTGGGTGCTCGTCCCACGGAAGTACCATGTAATTAAAATCATTTATGCCTTGTTCTGCTTCGCTATAGAGCTTATGAAACATGTTTCCTACGCCCTTTGGCGTTGATGCAATAATACAATCACCGCCGGTAGACAAAGTTGGCAACAGGCCGGCCCACAAATCATCCAAAGTATCGATAATTGCTGCCTCATCAATAACCAACAAAGACAACGCTTCAGAACGGCCAGCGTCGCCCGAAGTTGAAATTGCCTTCACTTCGCTTTCATTGTCTAGCTTAAAAGAATTTCTATTGTCAATAACAATTTTAGATATCAGCATCCAGTCTGGTAACGACTTCATAGCCAGCTTTGTTTTCTTAACAAGGTTGGCGGCGGTTTGTAGTTTCGTTGCCAAAACAACAACGTTTTTACTTCTATGAAACAACATAAGCCACGTAATATAAGCAGATATTGTTGTTGATATACCTAACTGCCTTGCCTTTAAAACAATATTATAACGATGATCTTGAAAATCTCTGACAGCCTCTTCCTGAAAAGGATACAGATCAAAGGGCACAAGCCCTTTTATAGGGTGTGAAATTCTAACATAGTTGTTAATAAAATAAACCGGATCTTTACCGCATTTGATAAGTTCTTTCTTGATATCGGCTTTTGTTAATTGATATGTTTTTGCCATTCAACTTTTTACTATCCCTTATCAACTTCGCCTGGGCCGGGCCGCGGCGGATTCTTTTTAAATCGGTTTTTTGGATTTTGTTTTGAAGACAGCGATAAAAACTTTTTAACTGCAGCATCAACTCCAGCACCCTTGCGCCAATCTGAACTTCTTTCTTCGTTATCTTCCACTTCCAGGGCGTCGGCTCCACCAATCTTATATCGCTTGGATGATTGAACCCAGTTTCTAATGTTGGACATACGCTGAATCAATGAATCTGCATCTCCCGCAGAAGTCAGCTTAAGTGTTTTGCCGGTGTTCTTCTTATATTCTTTTTTTATAAAATTAACAATATCACTAAATGTTTGTTCAATTTCATTTTCATAGCTCTTGGCGCCATTGCGATGAAGATCTTTCATATTAACTTCGCCATGATATTTGATAATTAAATGATTGCCGTGAAATTGACACCCAAAGCCGTCCATAAACCCGCCGCGAGTATCAATCTGAATATTATCCACCTTTTCTTTATTCAAACCAATTTTTACTAAATCTCTTTCAGCGCCATCGTGAAAATCTGTCCACCCGTCTTTTTCATAAGCACCATCATAATTTTTTGATAATGCTTGAGAAATTCCTTGAATTATGCTGTAAAGTTCACTTGACATTTGATTTTATCCTCTTCCACTTGTTTTCCCAATTATGCTCAATTCCTTCAATGTGTTTTACGTAGCACCCAAAACAACATTTAAATTTATTCATATAAAGCTCATCTCTGTTCTTAAAAGAATATACCCCACACAAAGGACATTGCCTATTTGTTTCTCTATTAATTAGTTTCTCGCTTATAAAAAACCCACCTACATCTATCTTATTGGCGGCTGTTATTCTAGCCGCTTCCTGTCTCCGCATTTCTTTTAGTTGTTCTAAATAATCATTCTCTTTTTCTTCATTCCATTCAGAAGCAGGATTTTTTACTGCAACCTCGCCATATTTTTTAGCAATTGCTTTTTCAAGAGACGCTATATAATCCCAGTCTTTCTCTTTCATTTTGCCGTCTGTACCGCTGCATAAAAAATGCCCAACGACAAGGCGACACCACTTACAACACCACCAGCAAACCACCAATGGTTGTATCGGTTAGGCTGTTCCAGAGTTATTTTTTGAAGATGTCCGATTTCGTCATTTTTAATTTTTAGAATGGCACTATATTTCTTC